ATGAGACACCATCCTAAATTTTTTGAAGTAAAAACTATTAAAAACACAGTTTTAGGGTTTAGTATAATAATGCTAATAAATGCATTTATGGAATATGTTGTAGCACTTTATAATTATAGTAAAGGTTTAGTTTTACGGGGGTATTTTGTTTTTGGTATACCGGTTGAATGGGAGACTTTAATGAGTTTATGGGTAGTTTTGAGTCTTTTGGGGTTGGTGATATATGAAAGTCTATAAAAAACTTTTACCAATTTTTGCTATAATGATTATTTTACTATCTTCATTATTTACAAATATATCTCTTAATGTTAAAGCTCAAACAAATTATAGAACTTATTACTTTTCTAATGTAAATGCGGATAGATTTTATATGGGATATAATCCTAACAAAAACTATTATCTTCATACTAACTTCTTAAATAATGATGAATATTTGATAATTTTACTTAACGGTAATCTTATGATTTTCAAAAAATCCGGAAATACTTTTATGAATTTAAATAATGTAAGTTTATCTTCTACTACCATTTATGGTCTTTTTAAATATAATAATACTCACGTTGGCGTTTACGGTAACTATGGCGGCTTCAAAGTTTATTTAATAAGTTTAGTTGATTATAGTGTAATTGGAACAAATACTTTAGGCGGTTTTGATTCAGCAATTTATTTATGCAGTTATGGTTTTGTACATTATTTTGTATATACTTACTACCAATATGGAACAATTGCAGTTATAGTTAAACTTGAAGGAACAAATTTAGCCAGTTATAGCGTAGCACCCGGCGGCTCAAGTACTATAATATTAGACGGATTCGGCTATTTTAATCCAAGTAATAGTCGTCTTTATATTATGCTTATGAAAGTTGGCGGTATATCTCCGGATACAACAGTTATAATTTTTGATACAACTTCTGGTAGTGCTATTGCAGGCAGTGTAACGCAATATATAGACGGTATTTCTAATGGTAAATTTTTAAGTTATGGTGTTTATTTGTATAATGTTGAAATTATTGGCTCAACGTATAATATGTATTTTTCTGTGACGGGGACTTGGAGATTTGCTGGGCAACCGTTCTTTTATACAAAAGACACTCTTTTAAAATTTAGTTTTAAAGATAATGGGAATTCTGTATCCGACATCAGTTTAAATGTATATAAAGATTTTATTCAAGTTCAACAAATGAGTTTTGCGGGTTCATACCCGGTACAGGACAGTGTTTATAGTTTTTACTTTTATGAACCGACCAGAAGTTATTTTCAAGTTGTCAGAAACAATACCAAAGGTTCAGCCGATTATTATAGTATTGATGTGCCTAATTTGAGTTTAACATATCCATTTTGGTTTACTACTTGGGGTTTTGCACAATTAGTTAATAACAATAATGACATTAGATTATATATTGCGTCAGGCGGAAGTCCGGCAATAACTGTTACACCCGGTCAGACAGTTACAACTTCAACTTATTATCCAACTACAACATATTATACTAGTCAACCTTTAACACCTGATACGGGAGCTGGCTTTTTAACTAATGTAATAATACCTCTCACTATTGTCTCAATTCCTACCTTACTATTGGCTCTATATTTGGGTTCAGCTGGGATGCTCATAGGATTACTAATAGGCGGTGGAATACTCTATTATGGTGGCTTTGCGCCATTCGGATTGGTTTTTCTCATCATTTTAGGCGTAGTAGTCTTGCTATGGCGTGGAAGTGGCAGTGGGGGAAATAAAGAGGTAGATTAAAAATGCCGTGTCATAGAAAAAGATATAAGAGAAAACGAAAGAGGTAGAGATTATGAGACCTATTGAATTAGTGGTATTCCCTCTCCTTCTTCTTTTTGTTACCAATATTGCGGTCTATAATAACATAAACCAATTTGATGTCAGCTTCACGTTAGGCAGTTGGACTTTTAAACTAGGTAACGCTACTTCACTTTCTCTTTTTGTTGGAGCAATCGGTGTTATGGCGACAGCTACCATAATAGCTGGAGCTAAAGTATTAGAAAGTGGTCTATCAGAAACGAGTGTAGAGACAATATTAAAGATGGGAATAGGATTAACAATTTATTCTATGCTAGCCTTTCCCGTAGCAAGCCAATTTCAATCGCTAGGCGTCTTCGGTCAAGCTCTTCTTATCGGGTTAACAATCGGCTATGTGCTAGGATTAGTGTTATCAATTAACAGAGGTGGCTAAAATGGAAGCTTTGTTTTTTCTCACAATAGTTATCCTTAACTTGGTCCTATTAGCTGTAAGCAAAGAAGGTGTCTTACTCAACACTTTTGCGCTTACGTTTAACCTTATAGCTACTTTTGAATGTGTTACGTGGTTAGACTATCTTTTTGTATCACTTTTCGCTATAATGCAAGCAATAGTAATTTTAGATAAGGTGTTATCGTAAAATGGAAATAGACTTCTTTGCCATATTTTGGATTGTATATGTTCTCGGTCTAGGTTTTGGCTTTCTAATCGTTTACCGATTACTTTTTTGGAAAATCAAAGTTTTTATCCTGGACAAATATGAGAAAACTTATTTTCTTTCAAAAACTAAAACGCTTTACTCTCTCAAGAATGAAATAAATGTGGGTAATGATACCTATATTCTTGACCGTCCAACTTACTTTAACGGTGGAAAACGTATATTTTTCTTTGAAAAGGGTAACGGGAAACCTTTGAGCTTTGTTGACACCGAAACATTAGACGCAAAAAAACTTAACATTTTGTTGAATAGTAAGATTATAGAACATTTGGCTAGGGGAGTGAAAAGTCCTTCAATTGACTTTAAGACTATAATGTATATTGTGATAATTGCAATTGTAATAATCGCTTTCTTTTACTTTTTCCCATCATTTTTAACGCCTACCATATCAACTACTTCGCCAATACCAACTTTGACACCGCATAAACCTTAAAAAAGGTGGGAAAGTTTGAGCTTTGACGAATTCTTAAACGGATTGAAAGAAGAGAAAACAAAAGAGCTAGCTTTAGAGCTTTTCAATAGCCAAAACATTTTTACTAAAACTGAATACGCTAGTCCCGAGAAAATCGCGGTAATGCAAGTCATAGCTGAATACTTATCAACTTTTGAAGCTGGCGATACTTTAAAGCAATTTATCAAATTTTTTAGTGTTAATATGGTCAGTTACAATCGCAAGAGCCGTAAGGAATTTGTGCAAGCAATTAAAGAGGCGGAAGAAGGAAAGGAAGAGGTTGAAAAGCTAAAGAAATTTTTAAAGGTGTAAAATTTTGCTTATTAATATTTGTGGCGGATTGGGAACGGGTAAAACCTTACTCGGTGTAATAATGCTTCAGAATGCGAAAAGAAAAGGCTATCACATTTTCTCAAATATCAAAGTAAAGGATGCAAAATTAGTTACATTAGAAGACTTTTTAAATATGCAATTTCCCGAAAAATCCGTTATCCTTATGGATGAAGTTTATGTGCTAGCAGAAAGTAGATTAAGCCATAGTGATACTAATCTTATAATTTCACATTTAATTTTCCAATCACGTAAAAAAGGACTTCATATCATTACTACTAGTCAATTGCGTAGAGCTGTTGATGTAAGATTGCGGGATTTAGCAGATATACTAATTTATGCTTATCGTGATAAGAACGGATTTAGATATCTCGTCTTTGCTGATAACGAAATAAAGTCTTTCTTTTTACCTTACCAAATTGCTAAAAAATATTTTTCAATCTATGACACAAAAGAGATTGTTGAAGACAGTCTTATAAAAGCAAAGAGAAAAAAGCTTTTAGAGAAAATTGAAAAACAAAAAGGCGAGTTAGATAATGCCGATAGGTGATTATATTATAATTGCATTTATGATAATAGGTAGTTTAATAATGTTATTAAGCATAATTTTAGCAAAATATTTTATAGAAAACTAA